ATAAAGAAAGGATCTGGCGCACCTGCACCGGCTGATTTAATTGTAGGGGGTATTGGTGTAGACACCTTAAATAAACGCCTGTACTTTAAAGCAGATGACGGTACGGTTGTACCACATGATAACAACACACCCGCAGGCAATATAGCCGCTACTACCGTTCAGGGAGCAATCAACGAGCTTGATACTGAAAAAGCAAGTAAAGGGGCTAATGCTGATATTACCTCACTTTCTGCATTAAGCAGCATCAATGGCGGTCAGTTAGCGGGGCTGAGGAATCGTATAATCAATGGTGATATGCGCGTTGCTCAACGAGCAGCAACAGCAATCGTCGCAAATACTTTTACATACGGGGGTGCTGATAGGATTTTATGGTCAATTAATGGAACAATAACAGCAGGAACTATCTCACAGATTGGTGGAGGGTCTGCTGGTATAAGTGGCTACTCATCAGCACTTGCAATGTTTTCAGGATCAGGAATATCATCCGCATATACTCAAACAAGAATCGAAGCAAAAGATTCAATTAATTTAAATTCAAAAACCATAACCGTATCATGCAAGGTATTTCAAGACACAGGCGCTGCCGTTAATGTAACGCCATATATAGCAAAACCACCAACAACTGCTGATACATTTACAAATAACCCAACAACTATAGCGTCTGGGACTGCTGTTACTGTACCTAGCGGTGTTTTAACAACTATAACAGCCACTTATATTCTAGGGGCAGCTGCTGCGTCTTTGGGGATAGCACCATCTTTAACTTGGGCAATCTCTGGGACATATACTTCAAAATATTTAACAGTAACCGATTGGCAACTCGAAATCGGAACCGTAGCAACGCCCTTTGAACAAAGACCCTACGGAATGGAATTAGCTTTGTGCCAGCGGTATTATTGGCAACAAACCAATGTAATCTTTACAACAGGAGTTTATCGGGCAGGTACAACAAACCTTGAGAATAATAAAAAAATGTTACCTGTACCAATGAGAATTGCCCCGCCAACTTGCTCAGCCACCTCACCAACAGGCGCAGTCTATACCAATGGAAGTTCCGCAGCACTAGCTAGTGTTAGTTCATTTGTTGCTGACGATAATACACAGCTTAGTCTAGTTGCTGTAACTGCTGCAAGCGTACAAGGATTGCCGGGCTGGCTTAATGTAACTTCAACTCTCACAGCATCAGCGGAGCTTTAGATGTATAAATTAATAGCACACTCAAATATTGCAAATAAAATTGGCACTGGTGAATTTCACAATGTTGAAAGTTCGGTTGAATACCTCGCGTGGCTAGAAGAAGGTAACACCCCTGAGCCTGCGGATATTCCCCCTGTTGTAATACCAACACTAACAATGCGCCAAGCACGACTCGCACTTTTATCTGCTGGACTACTCGATGAAGTTGAAGCGGCAATCACTACACCTGAGAATCGAATTTGGTGGGATTATTCGACTGTAGTTGAGCGCAGTCATCCGCTGGTAAATGCGGTGCTGACGGCACTAGGCAAAACTGAAACAGAGATTGATTCGATGTTTATAGAGGCAAACCTGTTATGAAAGAATTTGCATTAGCACGTTTACATGAAGCTTCTTCTTGGAGAGCAATGCTGCGCTATTGAGATTGCTACACTTTGGGTTAGAACCCTATAACGCATAGTAGACTGTAGGTATCATGGATAAATTAGAAGAGAAAGAACTAGAAGATAGTTACTTGGAGGAGTCTGAAGAAGATGATCAGCATAAGCCAATGGTTGACTGGAAGAATCCACCGAAAGTAGGTGATCTAAACCAAGACTATATTGATGCTAAACAGGATCATGCTACTCAAGCAGCTAGAATATATCGCTGGTTAGATAACCTTAATGTGACTGGTTCAGCCAAGATAAAGAAGTTACCCGGTAGGAGTAGTCACGTACCTAAGCTGATTCGTAAGCAAGCAGAGTGGCGGTATGCTTCTTTAAGTGAACCGTTCTTAAGTACTGAAGACATCTTTACCGTATCTCCTGTTACCTTTGAAGACAAGAAAGGTGCAGTACAGAATGAGTTGATCTTAAATAACCAGTTCAATACTAAGCTCTCTAAAGTACGCTTCATTGACGAGTTCGTTAGAACCGTTGTTGATGAAGGTACAGTCATTATCCGTACAGGTTGGAAATATCGAGAGGAAGTCATTCAGATTGATGTACCTGTTTATAGTTACGAGCCTACGCAAGATCCACAAGCTCTACAGCTACTAGAAGGTGTAGCTCAGGCTAGTCAATCTGATCCAGAAGCGTTTGCTAGTGTACCGGAAGAGCTTAAGCAAGCCTTGGCTATTACGGTAGCTGAGGGCATTCCCGTTGCTCCAGTACTGACAGGTTACAGGAAGGAAGATCAAACCAAGGTTACTGCGAATCATCCTACGGCTGACATTTGTAGATTCTTTGATGTAGTCATAGATCCTACTTGTATGGGAGATCTATGCAAGGCTGGCTTTGTTATTTATAGCTTCGAGACTTCCATCTCTGAATTAGAGAAGGATGGTATCTATCATAACTTGGATCGCATTACGGTATCTGATCATTCTCCATTAATGGAGCCTGATTATGTTAGTGACATCAATACTAACTTTAGATTCAAGGATAAACCTAGACAAAAGTTAGTTGTAAAAGAGTACTGGGGTTTCTGGGATATTCACGGCACAGGCATCGTTCAACCTATTGTAGCTTCCTATGTCGGTGATACGATGATTAGGTTGGAAGAGAACCCTTATCCTGATAAAGAGTTACCTTTTATTATTGTTCAGTACTTACCTGTTAAGAAAGCAGTCTATGGGGAACCTGATGGTGAACTGCTAGAAGAGAACCAAAAGATCATTGGTGCTGTTACCCGAGGTATGCTTGATGTGATGGGTCGAGGTGCGAATGGTCAAACAGGTATACGTAAGGATGCCTTAGATGTCGTAAACAAACGAAAGTTTGCTAAGGGTGATGACTATGAATTTAATTCTAATGTTGATCCAAGACAAGCTTTTCACATGCACACCTACTCTGAGATTCCACAGTCTGCTGGAACCATCTTACAGATGCAGAATGCTGAAGCAGAGTCCTTGACAGGCATTAAAGCGTTCTCCAATGGTATTAGTGGTGCAGCGTTAGGAAACACAGCTACGGGCATTAGAAGTGCCTTAGATGCCTCATCCAAGCGTGAGTTAGGTATCTTGAGAAGATTGGCTGAAGGCATTACCCAGATGGGTAGAAAGTTCATTAGCATGAATGCTGAGTTCTTATCCGAGGAAGAAGTGGTTAGGGTTTCCAATGCTGAGTTTGTGCCTATTAGAAGAGATGACCTAGCAGGTAACTTTGATTTGAAGTTAGCTATTAGTACGGCTGAAGAAGATAATCATAAAGCAGAAGAACTGTCTTTCTTGTTACAGACAACTGCACAGACCAGTGATCCTGAAGAAGTTAGAATGATCCGTGCGGAGATCGCTAGATTAAGAAAGATGCCTGACTTAGCTAAACGCATTGAAGAGTACCAACCACAACGAGATCCGTTAGCGGATAAAGAAGCTGAACTAAGAGTTCAACTACTAGAAGCACAAGTACAGACTGAGCGAGCTAAGACACAAAGTCATGGTGCTACCGCTGTATTGGATCAAGCTAGGGCTATGACCGAACAAGCCAAGGCAAGACATTATAATAGTGGTTCTGATCTTAAAGACTTGGAGTTTGTTGAAGGGGATACTGGAACTACGCAAGAACGTAAGTTACAACAGGCAGGCGCACAAGCGAGAAGTAATATGGAGTTGGAAATGCTTAAGCATAACTTGAGTCAGAAGGCTACTACGTAATAGGTAAGCATATACATACATTGTATAGAAGTGTATCATACTGCTTAGGTCGGCTGAGTTTAGCTGTTAGATACTTTTAATCATCTCAGTAACTTCCAAGTAAGTTACGAGGACACAAGCGAGAATAATCAATGTCACAAATTGAAGAAGTAGAGATTGGTATTGAACATGCCAGAGTAATGGTTTCTAAAGCAGCTGCGTTAGATAATCTGTTTAGCAATAAAGATTTTAAAACAGTCATTAGAGAGGGCTACTTAAAAGAAGAAGCCGTTAGACTGGTATTGCTAAAGGCTGATCCAGGTGCGTTTAGTGAAGATATGCAAGCTAACATTGCTGATGGCATTGTTGCTATTGGTCACTTCAATCAGTACTTAAAAACAGTACAAGCCTTGGGTAGTATGGCTGCTAAGTCTCTTGGTGAATATGAAGACTTACGTACTGAACTATTAGATGAGGGCGAGTAATGGCTTTAGATACTGAAGTACAAGAGGATGACTTGGATTATATGTCCATGTCCGATGATGATTTAGGGGAATCTCCTGAAGATACCCTAGCGCATGAAGCTGCTGAAGCTGAAATTGGTTTTACAGGTGAAGGTGATGTAACAGGGGCAAGACCTGCTACAGACGAGGAAGCAGAAGATGCTAGTGAAGTAGATGGAGATTCTGAAGAAGACTCTGAAGAAGACTCTGAAGCAGAAGAATCCTCAGAGTCTACAGAGTTAGACTTTGCAGAAGAATTTAAAAAACTTACCGCACCATTTAAGGCTAACGGTAAGGACATGCAGATCAACACGGTTGATGAAGCTAGAACCCTGATGATGATGGGTGCTAACTACAACAAGAAGATGGCTGGTTTGAAACCCTCTCTACGTATCTTAAAGACACTAGAGAACAACGGTCTTCTTGATGAAGACAAATTGAATTACTTGATTGACCTGGATAAGAAAGATCCTGGGGCAATCAGCAAACTAATGAAGGACAGTGGCATTAATCCGCTGGACTTAGAAGAAGACGAAGCTACTACTTATAAGCCCAAATCTTACAATGCTTCCAATAGAGAAGTGGAACTTGATGCTGTACTCGATGACATTCGTGACACACCAGCATTTAAAGACACTATTGATATTGTTGGCAATAAGTGGGATGACAGTAGCAGAAGGGTTTTAGTAGAAAACCCGTCCATCATTAAAGTGATCAATGATCATGTCTCGGCAGGGATATTTGAGCAAATCACAACAAAGGTGGATAGAGAAAGAATGTTAGGAAAACTGGATGGAATGTCTGACATTGAAGCCTATAAACAAGTAGGTGATTCAATGCAGTCTGCGGGTGGGTTTAGCTCTAAGAAAGCAGATGCAATAATCCCAGCTATTCCAGCTACAACTGTACAACAGAAGTCTTCAAACATTGATAAGAAACGGGCAGCAGGCTCCACTGTTAAGACGGGTAGAACACCTAAGTCTAATCAAGAGTTTAATCCCTTGGCTTTGTCTGATGAAGAATTCGCTAAATTAGCTGAGAGTAATTTCTCTTAGTACATACAAATTTATTTAGGAATTATATAACATGGCTACTCAAGTATACGGTGATAATAATGGAGATACCTCCACTATTGGCACACAAATTCGTACTGATTTTTATCAGAAGAAAGCATTAATTGAAGCGCGTAAATTACAGTTCTTCGGTCAGTTGGCTGATGTGACTGCTATGCCCAAGAACATGGGTAAAACCATTAAGTTGTTCCATTACTTACCTATGCTCGATGATGCCAACATCAACGACCAAGGTATTGATGCTGCGGGACTTACTACTGCTAATGAAGTAACTATTACGGTACGTGGCCCTAATGTTGCGGGTACTGCTGGTTTAGGTGAGCCTGTTTCTTTCGTAGGTAATGGCGTTGATGCTGCTGCTGCTTTGGTTGCTGCTAAAGCTCTTGTTACTGCATGGGCATTGAAAGCTAAGACAGTCGGTGGTTTAGGTTTAACCGCTGGAACAGCTTATGCTGTGTTATCTGTTACTGGTTCTGCTTCTGTTTCTGCTTTTGCACTAGGCTACCGCTTTGTAGAAAATGCTGCTGTTAATGCTACAGGTAACTTATATGGCTCCTCTAAGGACGTTGGTTACATCTCAGGTAAGTTACCTATCTTGGGTGAGTCTGGTGGACGTGTAAACCGTGTTGGCTTTAAACGTGTTTCTATTGAAGCTACTTTACAAAAGATGGGTTTCTTTGACGAGTATACTCAAGACTCTTTAGACTTTGACACTGACTCTGAATTGGCGATGCACATCAACCGTGAGATGCTTAATGGCGCTCAAGAGTTGACTGAAGACGCTTTACAGATTGATTTGTTAAATGCTGCGGGTGTTATTCGTTTCGGTGGTATTGCTACCTCTACTGCTACTATCACAGGTGAAGGCACTGTCTCTGCGATTACTTATAACGATTTAATGCGTTTGGAAATTGACTTAGACAACAACCGTTGCCCTAAAGCGACTACGATTATCTCTGGTACTCGTATGGTAGATACTAAGACTGTTCCAGCTACTCGTTACATGTACGTTGGTTCTGAATTGGTTCCAATGATTAAGTCTATGGTTGATCCATTTGGCGCTCAAGCTTTTATCCCATCACATAAGTATGCTGATGCAGGTAACGTAGTTAATGGTGAGATCGGTAAACTAAGTGGCTTCACTATCATAGTAGTCCCTGAAATGATGCGTTGGGAAGGTGCTGGTGCTTCGGTAACTGCTAACCTTGGCTATCGTGAGTCTTCTGGTAAATACGATGTATACCCAATGTTGGTTGTTGGTAGTGGATCGTTTACTACTGTTGGTTTCCAAACTGATGGTAAGTCTGTGAAGTTTAAAATCTTCAACAAGAAACCAGGTGAAGAGAATGCAACTACTGCTGATCCTTATGGTGAAACTGGTTTCATGTCTATCAAGTGGTTCTATGCAACTATGATCTTGCGTCCTGAGCGTATTGCTCTGATCAAGACTGTAGCTAAGTGGTAATTAAGTAAGTCTATTAGCCCCTCAACTTAGCCGTTGGGGGGTTATATTTACTGTTCCAAGCGCAGTAAAGTACTTAACTACTGAATACTATTCCAATAATTTGCCTGATGAAAATTAATCTAAGAGAAATATTATGTCTGAAGTAAACCAAGAAGAATCGTTTGAAGATGCTCCGAAAGATGAGCTTACCCTATTAAAAGAACGTGCTGCTCTCATGGGCATCCAACACCATCCTAGTATCGGTCTGGATAAGCTTAGAGAAAAGGTCACGTCTGCTCTTAAAGAGCCTGCGGAAGTGGAAGCAGCAGTAGTACAAGTTACACAGGACGTACAAGAATCCGAAGCTCAAGTCCATGCGCGTTACCGTAAAGAGGCTTCTGCTTTAATCCGAGTCAGGCTGACCTGTATGAACCCTGCCAAACAAAGTTGGGAAGGTGAGATCTTTACAGTCAGTAACAGTGTCATTGGAACCATGAAGAAATTCATTCCTTTCCATGCAGAAGAGGGTTGGCATATTCCTCAAGCTTTATTGAATATGATTCAGGAAAGACACTACCAAGCTCCCTATACGGAGAGAGGACCAAAAGGCCAAGAGATGCGTAGATTTAAGTTGGCTAAAGAGTTCTCTATTGAAATCTTACCTAATCTAACATCTAGTGAATTGAAAGACCTAGCTAACCAACAAGCTATTGCTAACCGCATAGGATAATTGAACCAATGACAGCCATCAGCATTACTGAAGTTACGGCAGGCTCACTAGAAGGCACAGGAGCCTTTGATCAGATCATGTCGGCTATGCAGCTTAGACTTGAAGAAGAGTTTAGTCAGGGTAGGATTACTGGAGATGATTATGCCAATGTCTACTTAGGAGCCATGACTGCCAGTATGCAACAGGCTGTCGCCTTTGTCTTGGGTAAGCAAACTGCTGATTCACAGGCAGAGCTTACTAAGGCACAAACCTTAGAGGTCAATGCACAGACTGCTTTAGTTAATCAACAGAAAACTAATTTGGTATCAGAAAATATTAATATTGGTAAACAAGGTTTACAACTAGATGCACAAAAAGATTTAGTAGGTCAGCAGAAAACCAATTTAATAGCAGAAGCCTTAAACATACCTAAACAAGGTGTATTGCTTGATAAGCAAGCTTTAGAGTCCGTAGCTCAAACCTCCGGTATTGCAGCCGATACCCTAAACAAAGCTAAACAGGGTTTGCAACTAGATGCACAGACTGCTTTGGTAGGGCAACAAAGAACTAACTTAGTAGCAGAAGGTACTAATATACCGTTACAAGGATCTTTGCTCACTGCACAAAAAACCCAATCTAATGCACAAGCTGAATTGGTAGATCAGCAGAAGATTAATTTGGTAGCAGAAGCTGTTAATATCCCCAAGCAAGGGTCACAGATTGATGCCCAAGCTGCTTTAGTGGTACAGCAGAAAGTTAATTTAGTATCGGAAAATGCTAACATTGGCAAGCAAGGTACGGTACTTGAGAAACAAGCTAGTGATGTCGCAGCAGCCACGCTAAATAAAGGTAAAGAAGGTGTTTTACTTGATAGAAAAGCACTCACTGAGGAAGCTCAGTACAGAGATGCCGTAGGTGGTGCTGCTGTTGTTGGTGTTATCGGTAAGCAGAAGTTGCTATACGCAGCACAAACCGCTGGCTTTGCTAGAGATGCTGAACAGAAACTTGTCAAGATTATAGTAGATACTTGGAACGTAAGAAGAACGACTGACAGTGCTGGCACTAATCCGTTAGCAACAGGATTAACAGATGTGGACATTAAGGCGGTATTGACTAAAGCAAGATTAGCAGCAGGATTAACATAAGTAATGAGTTGGTTTGGTGAAGAAGATGATACAGAAGTCTACTCTGCGGGAATAACAGTTGCTCACCTTATTAAAAAGCTTGAAAACCCACTCAATGCTGCGGTACTGAGCGCTGTACGTAATAATGGTTCGATAGTTAATAACATAGTTGCTGCCGCAGGACACTCCATGTTCGCTAGAGCGGAAAAGTACCTAGATACAGTAAAAGCTTCGCCTCATATTAGTTTACCCACGACAACATTCCCAAGTAGTTTAGGTGATGTAATGCCTGTAATTACTATTCGGGAGAATAATTTAAATATACTAACTTATTGGGAGTACCCGCCAGATTTTGTGAAGGTTTGTAAAGAAGCACTGTCTGTTATGGGTACGGATTTAAGTAAGCTTACCGATGCCGTTAACGCTGCTCCATCAGCTGTCAATGATGTTTATTTTATGCTTGCGTGTAGGATAGGATCACCAACAGTAGGAGCAAAGGCATACTTCTTTCACTTCTTAGAGAGTCTTTATGATCCTACTTGGGATTACTATTTTTGGCTTGGCTTTGGAGACGATGTCTGGATCGGGAACCAGGCTCCAACTGCTCAGCAGAATGCTTGGGGAAAGAAACAGTACACGGTAGAGCGTGGTAACGAGCTAAAGTTTATTGTAAGCTATTTCACTATACAAAAGTCCACTGTAACTGGTGTTATTGGGCCAGTGGGTTCGTACGAAAAAAGTACTGCGGGTTATGGTCTGATAGGTGCTGTTAATTATCTGGGGGAAAACGGTGAACGTAGTAATGTTGGAAAGTACCATAACTTTGATGCTGTTAACTGCTCAAAACAAATATCTACTACCCAGTATGTCGTCTATACCATTTGGGGATTAGTCATTGAAAACCAAATTAAACACGGACAAGACTACACAAGAGTGCTGCACACTGTAAGTAGGAATATGCCTACGGGAACTGGTAATGTCGATGGTTACTTTAACAAGGTTAATGGTGCTTATGAATCGTTTTCACTGCCCCTGTTTAAAGGGGTAATGGATAAAGTAAATCTATTTGACCAAGAGCAGATGTTAGCAGAAAGCGCAATACTGTATTTACACACGGTGTCGTCATCAACGGTATCCTGGTGGCAGTCAGCTGGGTTTTTTCAGATAATAGGTGACATTGCTAATATTGTTGCAGGGATTTTCTTAGGTAGTTCTTTAAATCTATCGCCTGATTTAGTTACCCTAATTAGGCAAGTAGCTGTAGGACTCTTAACAGGTGTTGTTTCTGAATACTTATTTGAGGCACTTGCACCGATTATAGGTGAAGCTGCTGCGGCAGCCATCGTGGGTGTTACAGCCTTAGTAGTGTTGCGGTATGCTCCTGAGAATATCAAAAGTTTAGGGGAGCTTCCTTGGGCAGAAGACTTATTGAAAGCGGCTAGAGTTATCATAGACAGCGTAGATACAGCCAATACTAAAGATGCTTTAGAATTAACTAAAGACATAGATGCGTTTAATAAAAGTGCTTTAGCCTACAATGAGGAATTAGACCGCGCAAGCAAGTTACTAGATACGGGTGATAGTAATATAAAGAGAAGCACTATAAATGATATAATCAATGCCTACGAAACACCTGAAGAGTTTTATACCAGGACTGTTCATCAGGGTAACATAGGTGTTATGGGCTTAGATGCCATAGCTAATTATGCTACTAACAAGTTACGCTTACCTAAACAACTTCCTGTATAACTTAGAGTATAAATACATGGCTTCATTAGAAGAATCTTTACGTAGCTTTGGGAATAACAATGCAGTAGCTAATACTGTTGGTGAGCCTAAAGGTTTGGAATCACTTAGGCTTTTTGGTAGTGATCAGTCACCTAGTCTTTATAATCTTGCCCAAGCAGAAAAGGCAAAGCAGTTATTAGGTGCAGCGCAGCAACAGTACCCTTATTTAAATCAACATAATTTTGATGTTACTATGAAGCCGCAAGTGACTAGGTTGCTAGGACATGCGGAGACATTTCCTATAGGCGAAACAGGTAGTCCAGATTGGCCTGCTCCCGTTGGTAGTGACAATAATAGGAATCGTGTAGAGATATATGACCCTAAGTTTAGTTCATCTGATTTAGCTGCTGAAGGATTGCATGTTGATCCGTACTCTCAGCAAACACGGGAAGCACTACTTAACTCATTAAGTTCTTATCAGGTTAAAACACTAAAGCATAATGCAGGTGATTATGAAATGTCCATCAAAGCAAAACAGTCTGAGCAGAAAGCAATGGAAAATACTGTTGACTCAGCAATGCGTGGTCATGCGTTTAATCAAGATAACAACCTAGTGAATGAAGGCATGAATTATTCAGCTAAGCAGATGCAGATATTAAACAACTTAAAAAGCTATGTAGAGACAGGTAAACAGCCTAATGATCCACCGCGTGGAAAGCCTAATCTTTATGAGGGTAAATATGGAGTAGAGACAAGAGACCTAGATCCATCTGAAGATCAATTTTTTAAAGATAATCCTCATGTTGGTGGTATGGCAGCGGATGATAACAAAGTTATTGTTAATCCCTATTCAACATTGAATGACCAAGAGCGTCAAGCAATCGTAATGAATGAGTCGGCTAGAGTGCATATGAGAACTGGTAATGTACCACCCCCAACATTTGATCTAACTCCTGAGCAACAAGCTGCCTTTAAATCTTATTCGCCAAATAACAGAGACATTAAACATACGATTGCAGCAAGAGTTTTGACTAATGATCCATCAGCTTTAAATGTAACAAAAGAACAAAGAGATTATGCCAATCAGCTTGGTAAATATATGCTGAAAAGGTAATAAGCCAAACTAAAGAACTTACTACATTACTACTTAATATAAGGTATAAATATAATGGCTACATTAGAAGAATCTTTACGTAGCTTTGGTAATAATAAGGGTAATAGTGTTGGTGTACCCACCAATGCTGATGTACTTAATGCTATAGGCAATAAAGGATTAGATTCACTTAAATTCTTTGGTAATGCTCTTGATGGGTACAAAGATAGTAATCCCATAGCCTATGCAGCCGCAGGTATGATCCCAGGTGTGAGTATTCCAGTTAATGCTAATGAGGCTGTTAATCATCTTAAGGACAAGCAATATGCAGAGGCTGCATTGGATGCACTAAGTATTGTAGCTAGTCCCATCAAAGCATTAAGTAAAGCAGATTATGCACTGGCTATGTATCAATATGGGCATAGTGCGCTTGCGGCAAAAGCGGCAAAAGCAGCAACACCTGGCTTAGTAGGACTTACCAATGATGGCGCTAATCTAATGGATAACATAGTAAATAAATGATGGCTTCGTACCTTGATTCACTCCAATCCAAATAACTTTAACATAAGGTATAAATATAATGGCTGAACCTAACTCTAATAACAATGGATTAAACTTTGATTCTTTGCTTAATATCGGTAAACCTAACTTACGCAAACCTAACTTACTTTACACTGGCAATACCGCTAGTGTAGATAGTATTTATGACCCTATTACAAATAGTCAATCATTCGCTGATTCTGTAAAGACTGCGGCTAAACCTACTTATACTCCTGTGGCTGTACCACAAACACAAGAAGAAGGCTTCGACTCACTTAAGTTCTTTGGCAGTGCGGCTGATGGGCTAACTGGTTTAGGTTCATTGCTGCAAGCCTATAATGGATATAAACAATTACAGCTTGGTAGAGAGGCTTTTGATTTTGGTAAGAGTTCCTATAACCAAGACACTGCGAACCAGGCAAGATTGACAAACTCTGAGCTAGAAGATAGACAGAGAGCTAGAATTGGCAGTACTGGTAATAACAACGCAAATGGTACTTATGAGTCTCTTGATTCATACATGGCTAAAAATAGAGTATCTGCAAATCCAATCTAAGGAATTATTATGTCTGAACCTATTACTTGGCGTAGTGTTTCAGCGCCTAACTTTGGTGCTTCTGCTGCACTGCTTAATTCAGGTGGTGAAACCCTTAACCAAGGTATTACTTCCCTAGCTAATTTAGCTACTGGTATTGCTGATAAGCAGAAGGGTATTGAGGTATCTAATGCTGTCGCTGCTTTGGGTAAAGCTGCTAACGATAGTGAACGTGGAGCCATATTTGATGCTCAGGCTGCTAATCTTAGAGATCAGGGTATTGATCTTAAAGACTTAATTGCGGCTGATCAAGCACGGCATTTAGCACTTAATAGTGATGCTACGCTTAAGTCCAATTTGGCTATGAATGATTCTAATCTAGCAGGTAATGCCTTAACTCAAGCAGGTCAGGGCATTGAAAATAAGACCTTGCAAGGTGCATTGGATTACCAAAAGACAGATCAGGAACAGAAAATTGCTGCTGCTGCACAAAGCATACTGGAATCAAACTCTAATATGCGTACTAATGAGTCACAGGCAGCTTCTTCTGCACTGTCGGCTTCTGCTTCAGCAGCAAACTCTAATGATGCGATCAGTGAAAGAGCTATTGATAGGAGTCTAACGACAGATACGTCTAAGGCTATTACACTCGGTCTTACTATGTCGCAAAGTAAAGAGTTTCAAAATGCTAATGGTACGGGTATTGACTTGGGCAAGTTTATGCCTGCTTTGGATGCTGCTGGTGTCTCTGGAGAGAATAAACTTAAGATTATGACTGCTGTTAATATAACCGCTGATAAAGATGCCAAAACTGCTGCTGTCATTAAGCAGGCAGAAAATCTTAGGGAGGATAATCGCAATAAAGAGGAAGATGCACTTAAGGTGAAACTAGCTAATATAGAGAAACCAATGTCAACTGTGGATTTTAACTCTAGGGCTTCAGAGGTTGCTAAGTCTCTTACTGGGGCTTGGAGTTTTATGGAGAAAAGTACATTGGAGGGGCAAATTAAAACTCTAGCCTCGTCAGTAGGGCAAGCAAAGGCAATGAGTATTGTAGGAGATTCTCTTGGCTCAGATGGTAATATAGACTTCGTTAAACTAAACACCAATATTGGAAAAGCATCTCTTCAAAAGACTGCAAGCGAAGATAATGTTAGTATTCCTAACTAGAAGGCTCTACACTAATTAATTTAGTGAGAGCGTTATGAATACCCCTCTAACCTATAAAGAACAAGCCACCCTTAGCTTGTTCATAATACTTCTTATCCCTACGTGTTTGATCTTTGGTGCTGGAGTAATACCAACATTAGCGATCTTCGTAGGGATTTATTATGCTAAAGCAGAGAAAGACTTCGGTTACTTGGAAACAGTTTTTAAAGTGGTGCAGTACTACATTGCACTATTTGGTGTAGTAGTAAGTATAAATATTGTTTCACAGCACTCTACACACGCACTGGATGTTCTAATTTTCGCAGGTATACCAGTACTCTATTTACTTGGTTTTAACTACGGGGTAGTAGCACCATTAAGAAAGCACCAAACTTGGGTAGTCAATCAAGGAATCTTTCTTAACAAAGTTAGGTCTGAGGCATTTAGGACTGCTCCTTGGATTTCTTTCGGTAAGTCTGCTTCAATCGCTGATGAGCTGATTAAGTTAAATAACCTAAAAGATGCTAATTTAATTACATTAGATGAGTTCAATACACTCCGTAGTAAGTTGTTGAGTTAAGTACTCAAGCTACCTCAGACTTTAATAATACCTAACCTCCCTAGCTCGAAGAGCGTATGGGGTTAGGTATTATTAAAGTCAACTGATGATAGCTGTTAGTAAATAAGATATTTTTTTGGGTCTGCGTTAAATGCGAATGTAATTTATTTACTTTTAAAATTGTAAAAATGTACAATATACTCACTAACACTATGGATATATAATGACTACAGAATCACTACAACCCTCTCAAGGTTTCTTGCCTACATCAAGTGATAATTTCTTGGGTACATCAAGTGATAATTTCTTATCTACAGACTCTAACCCTTCATTACTGGAAAGTAAGATGAGGGGTGTTGCTACTGCTTCTGATACTAAGAAGCAATCATTGGCTCCTTCTTCCACGACAATACCTTTTGAAGATCGCTTAGTTATAGATGCGGATACGGTATATAACAAAAAAACTGGGGAAAAGTTCCGCATGTCCGCTAACATGCCTGGAGTTAGTTATAATCCCTTTGAGGTTCCGCATCCTGGGCATCCAGTGGATCAAGCTAGATTGCTAGACCAAGAGCAAGCTCTAGCAAAAGAACATAAATTACCTACCAACTATTTTCCTAACCAAGCAATATTTGATAAAGGTATCAAGGCTAAAAACGTATTTGGGGATGTGCTTGGTGTAGGCGATGTAACCTTTAACCGTACTGGTGAAGTTGATAAGTGGGGTAGGTCAATAGCAGATGTTACTGCTGCTGGTTCCGACCAATCACTTCTATCTCAGATGAATACTCCAGAGTTGAATGCTGATTACTATACTAAATTCAACGAGACAAAGAAGAAAGAGGATGACTTAAGAAAGCTGGTTAGAAGAATTGATGAAACCAAGTATTCTGTTAGTGATGCTAACAGAGAAACCTTTCTAGGTGGTATAGCTAATGCTGTAGCGGGTGGAGCTGTTGCTGCCTCAGATCAGATATACAACATGACTAAAGCTCCTTTTGAGTTGGGAGGACAGCTTAGAGAACGGGGTATCACCAACAAACAAAGAGAGCTGTCTACCGCCTTAACTATTAAACAAGAAGCGGCAGGTAAAGCAGGTACTACTTATACGCCTACTGCTGAAGAGCAAGCTATCCTTGAAACACCGACACAAGCATTCATGCGTGAAACTGTTAGACCTGTTCTTAACGGTGAGCGTGACATTACTGCTAGAGATTTATTGGTAGGACTTACTAACGTAGGGCCATTCCAACAAAATACCCATGAGAAGTTACAGCAATCTGCTTTTATAAAGGAAAATATCACAGATAGACTAACCGCTTATCAGGAAGGCGCTAGGAAGATTTATAACTCTGGTGGATCAGATGAGTTATTTAAAGATTCTAAAGCTCTTTATACCGATTCTATTGAACCTACCTTTGTTGAAGGTGTCCAGAAGATTAAGAAGGGGAATGAAGTAGATGGTGTAATACAAGTAGCTGATGCTATTGCCAATGCGGGAGTTGGTATCTTTAGAGTAGCAGCCAATAATCCTCAAGCTGTCGCTGAAGAAATTGTTAAACAGATTCCTAATTCCATCGCAGCATCTAAAGCACTACTTGCAACATTCCTTGGGATGTACACAAATACTGCTTCAGAAGTAACAACTTCTTTTATTAAAGAACACGGTAGACATCCTGAAGGTGCTGAAGTTGATAACATTCAGATAAACAGTGCGTTCTCTGCAATCGCAGATTCCTACTCTGATAAGTGGATTGTATCTAAACCGGGTGTAGCTAGGTCTGTAGTCAGAGAAGGCTTAACTGAAAGTGGTCAAAGCTTCCTTGAACAGGATGCAGCTAAACAGGGTGCATCTAAGATAGATTTCGCTGAGGTTTATGCTAGTGGTGTTATTGGCTCATTGGCAGGTGGTGGTACTAATGTAGTAACCAATCCTGAAGCAGCACTCATAGAAGCTGCTCAGGGTGTAGGTACTATTGCTGGTGGTGCTATTTCAGGAGTTAAAAAAGCAGGCCCAACTATACAATGGGCTGCTCAAGCAGTGGGTGATACCGCTAGAGAATACGGTAACGTACTACCTGATGGCTTAACAGAAGGAATGTCTGATGCTACCAAGGCTGGTTTAGCTAAACTTACTGGAGCTTTAACGGGTGTACCGATAGACTCTGCAGGAGGCGTTCTGAAAGCAGCTGGTTCATTAGTGGGTAGTGGAATCGCAGGTGCAGGTAAAGCAGTAGGAGATCTTGCAGGACAATACCTAGATTCAGCTTTTCCTATTACCTCTCAAGCAGTTAAGGACTTTAAGGCATCTAATCTAGTACCGGATAAGATTACGGATGCTGTTGGTTCAACAACACAAGCTGTTAGGGATTCTATTGGTGAAGTAAATTCGTCTACATCAACACCTACGGTTGATCCATTACAGCAATCAGCTCAAACGCAAGATAGCGTAGAGGCATTAAAAACGCTGCTAAAGCCTGAAAATATAGCTAGTGCTACATCGACTCCAGAAGATCATAAAGCGTTTGTGGCAGAGGCTTCTCGTCACAATGCAGAGCTTGCTAAAGAGATGTTTGCAATAACAGATCCAGCTACTGCACCTACTGAAGAGAACACTGCTAGAGCCAAAGTATTGCTTACTGAGTTCAGAAAGAATAAGGATACGATTGATGGTATCAAAGCAGGTAATTTAGTAGCAGATACTACGGATGCTGACATAGTAACAGCAACAACACCAGTAACAGAAAAT